CGCTGGAACTACTTTGTACTTGGATGGCAACTAAGGGGAACACTTTGAACTTTAGAGAGACAACGATCAAATACGTCAAAGACATTCTTAGAGCCAAGACAATTTACGAGGTAATTCAAGCAGAACTACAAGATGCACACTTACGAAAACTAGAAGCTGAAACTGCCGCTGAGTATGCTCATGCCGCCATGCAGTACAACGAGGACAGGATTGCTAGACTACAAAAGCGCCTGTTAGAACATACTTTAGAAGGTGATTATTCATGAACAAAGCAAAGAATGTCTTTGATTGGAAAGGAGAATCTAGTATTTGGACAAGAGACAAAGAACTTAGAAATATCTTAGCTGGTCAAAACTGGGGCAGGAAAGCACAAGCTAAAATCAACCCAAACGAAAGGCGTGAATTTACAATCTATTCAAAGGCTAAACTTAGTAAATGATTCGTAAGATAAGAACCTTCTACGGCAAAAGGCATGGTCAACGTGGGAACAAAGTAACCACCATAGACCGAGGTGAAGCATGGCTATGTGAGAAGTGTGGGGAAGTGATCTTCTTTGAACACCTTATCCCCAAACACTTCTGTAAACGTCAGATCAAGCCTGTAATCCTTGAAGATACTGGGTCTTCCCTGCCACCTTAACAGCAGTCAATTCCTGCTTCTTGAGGTTATTAGGGTCATACGACACATGAACCCAACCCGAATCAGGGATGCCCTGTGTGTAGAACTCTAAGATTAACTGTGTATAGTCCAAATTATCCATAATCCATTGGGCTAAATCAGCATTGGCGACACTAGGAATCTCAATGTCTGCCGCCATACCTTTACAGTGATCGCTGGTTTTAGACCCGCCAACAGCCGCATTGGACTCAGGGCTACGATAGGCAGAGTTGACCTTTACACCCTTGCCATAGTGGTCACGAACAGGCTGTAAAACATTCTCGCAAAGCAGTCTCAGATTCTCTGTTGCCTCATCATCAGGAGTATTGTCAAACCCCATACGCAAAGCAGTTTCCGACTTACACATTTCATGTAGTGAAAAATTGGCACTTAATTGAGTCATTTCATTCCTTTCAGGGTTTGGTAGGCGGCATTGTAGGCATCGATACAGGCGTTGAGTTGTCTTGTGTTGGCATCTCCTTGGTCTGTGATGGCGACAAGAGATTTAGCAACCTCTCGGTCAAGTTCGGCTGTTGCTTGAACGCTATCTCCGCTGGCAACGGTGGCATCTGTGGCGGTGTGTACGGGGCAGACGGGGGCTTGGACAGGAATCCGCAACTTGAGAGTACCAGCGGCAATATCAGAATTGCGCTTTTGTTGAACAAGTTTTGCATCTTGGTTTGCCTTTTGAAGTTTTAAAGATTGGTTCTGAATAGCAGTTACAAGGATTTGCTCCTTTTCCCTTGCTTGAGCATTAAGTGAGGCAATCTCAAGTTGTTGACGAGCAATCTCATCATTTGACCCTTTGAGATAACCAGTACCAAATGAACTAGCTATCGCCAGCAGGATGCCCAACAGCACCCAAGGATTAAACAAACTCATGGCTTTGGGGGTTCATCGTTGTCAATGGCTTCAGCCTTGGCACTCGCATTAGCTATTGCCTTAACCCCAGACCTACCAGCTACACCACCAAGCACCCCAGTGATGAAAACCATTATGGTGCTGATCTGTTGGGTATATACCTTGTCAATCGCCGCCATACTGCCGTTCATTGGCTGTTGAACAAACGAAACAGAGTACAGAAACATACCCATAGAAGCCAACAGAATGCTCACCAAGACCACAATGACAAATGCCCATACTCTGACTTCAATCTCATCAGCACTTAGGCGGTTACTAGGTTTGTATCCAATAGTAGGCATCATTTCTTCTCCTGTTCGGGTTTAACTAACATTTCGGGGCAAGTACCAGAAGCGGTACAGATTGGGGGTTTGCATTCAGCATTAGACCAATTCTGAGGGTCTTGACAGGGATAGCGGTAGCGGTCATCACAACCCATCAGCAGTACCAACAGGATAGATAAGCCCCAAATACAGTAAATATTCATTTCTCTTTCTCCCTTTCTTTCTGCTCAATCTGTCTTCTGAGTTTCTCGACCTTCTGAACCTGCTCTTGTGCTTCATTTCTAGTTTGCAGTACATCCATGTACAACATACCCAAAATAGGCAACAGCAATATGACAAGTACACAAGCGGCAATCCATCCCACTACGTTCTCCCAATCTTGCTTACCAGACCTATCAGCATCCATAGGTATAGGAGGAATAGGAAAGTTACCAACAGGTACGCTTGTTTTTCTGCTAGGAGTCGCTCCCTTTCCTTTCGTAGCCATGATTCTGCATCCCGCTTTTTCCTTGCTTTTTCCTGCTCTGCCGCAATGATGTCTCTCATGCTAAACACTTCTGAATACAAAGCGCCCATCTCAGGGGGGGATTGGTAAACCATGCACTCTCGTATCTGAACTACCAACCTCTCCATCTCTTGTTGCGCTAAAACCCTGTTTAGGGCTTCTTCCATCAAGTTCACATCATCAGCAAAAACTACAGTCCTAGCCTTCTCCTCTGACTCCCTAATATGCGCTTCTAACTGTTCTTGTAACTTGAAAAACTCGGTTAGGTTCTTAACGATGTCAGCTTTGACTTGAGTTTCGTCAACAGCAACGTACTCAGACTTTTTAGCCTTTGCCACAGACTTTGTAGCTTGAGGCTTGGGACTACCGCCAAATAGTTTACGCAATGAACCCCAAAATCCTTTGACTTCTTTACCAATGGCAATAACTTCATCAGCAGTACGCTTAATAGAGACAAACTGCTCTTTAGCTTGCTTATAGAGTTCACAACCAGCTTGGATGTTTTTGACCAAGCCAGCCGCAAGAAGACAAATAGAGATTGGGTCAATTTTGTGTCCTTATCTTAGTTGTAATTCTGGGTTTCTACCAGACATAGGACTTCGATTTGGTGAAGCGCCAAGAATATTCATAAGTTGATTTTTATCTTCATTAGTTAAATCATTTTGTGGCAATACAGGCTTTTCTATACTAAAAATATCTTCAGGAATAAATACCTCATCACTTACAGGTTGCGCTCCCATTGGTGCTGTACTTGGTTCATTTGTAAAGATGTCTTCAGGAATAAAGACACCTTCAGGTGCGGCTTGTGTTGGCTCAACAGGTGCTTGTGCTGGAGCAGAAATAAGTCTTGTGATGGCACTTAATGCTGGTGCTGTTTGCTCCAAAGTTGATGGTATCTTTGTAAGTGCATCAAGCGTATTTCTAGATGCTCCTGTCAATGAACCTTGACGTAAGAAGTCAGCACCTTCAGGAGTCAACAACATCTTCATTAATTGCTCATCGGAAAGACCTTGCTTCTTGAACAATTCGTTAATGGTAGTCATGGCTACATCAGCACCTTTTGCTGGTGGATAACCAGCACCACTACCTACAACAGCAGATAGACCACGTTGCAAGTCAGGAGCAATAATTTTCTCAGCTTCAGCCGCTGGTTGAGATATTCTCATTCTTCGTGTAAAGACCAAGGCATCTTTCATTCGCTTGTCAAACTCTGCGGCATTTGCACCCAATGCGCTAGTTAATGCAGTCTTTTGATTATCTTTAAGAGTTGCCCAATTCTTTGCTAACTTTTCCAAGTCTGTAGTGAAAATACCAGCGTCATTTTCGCCTTTAGCTTTGTTTACAAAATCATCATAGACATTTTTGTCTATAAAGTTAAGCGCTTCTTTATTTGTGTTTTCAACAGTCTTCCTAAACAATATTTGCTGTTCAGGTGTAAGTTTTTGATATGCAGAATACAACTCTGGATACTCTATAGACTGCAATGATTTGTCCTTAATAAAAGATGGAATTCCTTTAGACATAAATTCATTGTAAGCATCGGAAGCATCAGAAATGTTTTTTCTAGCAAGAAGAAGAACTCCTGTTGCCGCCTTGTCCTCAACAGATTTTGCCGCTAATCTTGATGCTTTTAAATCGTTGGCAGTTGCGCCAAACAATGCTGAAAACATACGTTGCTCATCAGAGATAGAAAGGTCTTTTATCAAAGACTCTCCTAAAGATGCTTGTTTACCAAACTCTGACATTCTTGCTTGAACAGAACGAACATCCATTTTGTCGTTGGGTCTAAGATTCACGGCAATATTTGTTTGCAATGAGTCTAAATACTTCATTGCGGCTTTTGCAGAATCCGTGTTTGATACTTCAAACTGTTTCTTTAGTTCAGCTATTTTGTTAAACAAATTTGTTGGGTCAATAATTCCTCTTTCTTGACCATATTTAAACGCAACATCAAATTGACGATTTCCTGCATCATTGCGTTTTATCTTTAATTCATCTGCTTGTCCTGCAATTCTCTCAGCAAGTGTTTGAGCGACTTGTTCACCGCCACCGAGGGGCATACGACCAGTTGGGCGCATACCTTGAGTAGCAAAATTAGTAGCGGCTTGGTCAAACTTGGCAAACAATTCAGCATATTCAGGCTGTGAACGCAACTTTTGAATGGCGGCGGCAACAATAGGGCTATCTGAACCTTGTCCACGCAACATGAATTGCCTAAAGACATTTTGTCCTTCAACAGGCACGTTTTCATCAATAAATTTATTTAGTTTTCGGCTTTCTCGTAAACCTTGAATACCTTTAAAGCCAGCACGAGTTAAGTTGCCAATAGCATAAATACTAGATACTAGACCTTCAGGAGCGCCAGTTGCCTGAGATACAGCAACATCTCCAGCACCAAGTCCTGTTCCTAAAAGTAATCCTCTTACACCAGCACTAGGAATAGCCGCACTTCCTGCTCCTTGTGCCATGCGAAACGCATAAGCCTGTTCATCAGACATTGGTTCATTTTGAGTGCCAAGATATTTTGTTCCTAACTCAGATAATGATGGAACTTCTTGTTTTTGAGGTTGTTGACCAGTTATTAAACCAGATAAAGTTTTATCAGGCTCTGGTTGCAAATAGTTATATCCAGCAATAGCAATATCAGGAATAGCAGTAAACAATCCAGATAAAGCAGATTGAATACCACCGCCAATAGCGCCAATAGGTATATCTGTACCGCCAACAGTAATAGTTGCAGTAGCCCTCATAAGCCTATCTAAACGAGTCATTTCATTGCTATATTTTTCTATAGCCGCCTTATCCTTAGATTGCATGGCTTGACGCAACAATGGGCGAATAGCATCCATTTGCGCTGTAATGCGCTGTTGGGCTTCAATATTGGTTTTTGCTCTTTCAGTTGCCATGATTAGCCCTTATTATTGAAATTCTGGTCTTGCACGAATCTTAGACTCTACGTTCTCTCTTTTGCCTTTTGTTCGTGGGTCAGCCATAGCACGATCTACCATTGCTTTAATTCTTGCCTCTTTATTTATACCGCCACTTGGAACAGGAGTTTTAGCCGCACTAGGTCTGTTTACTACTCGTTCTTCTACTCTTGCACCTTGTTCAGACATCAGTTTTTCTGCTCTTGCAAAAAAATCATCAACCTTTTTCAAATCATTTGCATAGTTAGCAGACTTAGGATTCATCCTAGCAATAATGCCTTGTATAGCATCAAATTCTTTCATGTTCAATGCGCCAAGACCAGATGCGCCAGTTTTTGATTGTTGCTTCAACTCTTTTAATTTTGCTAATGCAATATTATCTTTAATTGTTTGTGTGTTATCAGATACAGTTAAAGCATCCGATTCTGGTAGGAACGACAATAAAGCACCATAACCAGTAGATTTTTTACTAACAAGTGATTGTGTATCTTTAATAGTTCCTCTCAAAACTTGTATGGCAGACAATCCTTCTTGGAATCCTTCTGACTCACGCTTTAATTCTTCTACTTTAGCAACTTCATCTTCTGCTAATTTTTTGGCTTTTTCAATAGAAGCTGGTGTTTGAGTTATTTTTAATCCTGATGATGTAGTGGTAGTGTCTCCAACTACAGGAGGCGCTGTTGTAGCCACAGAGGATGGTGTAACAACTCCATCTGTTGATGTTGCCGCACCTTCAACTGGTTTAGTAGGTTGTTTTGCCAAAAGTCTTGCAAGGTTAGGCGCAGAGAAATTAATATCCAAGCCTTCAATAGTCCCTAACAATGCACCAGTAACTGGGTCTGTAAGAGTTCGTGTTTTCATTTCGTTACCAAGAATAAATCTAGCTTGTGCAATTTCTTTATTTGTAGGAACGTAGGTAGCGTCTGAAGCTAACTTTTCTTCAATACCAGAAATAATGGTTCTATTTTGTGTAGATACTTGGGCTTGTTGTTCAAACTTTTTAGCTTTCTCTGTTTGCGCTGTTTGTAAATTAATCTTTGACTCTGATTCTTTACCTTTAAGTTTTTCTTCACGCAATGCTTTAGCCCTATCAGCATAAGTAATAGCCAATGGCATATTCCCAATATTGGCTAATTGTTGAGCAACAGCTTCTAATGAATCAGGGTCAGCAAGATTTGCAGAACGAGCAAGTTGCTGACTACGAGCAATCAACTGCAACTGTGGGTCTTGACCACCCAAAGCACTACCAACCCCTTGACCCAACTGGTAACCAGCAGTCCTAGCACCTAGAGCCGCTTGTTGAAAAGGATTCAGTTGTACTTCTTGAGCCGCACGATTCTGAAACTGTGCTAACTGATTTTGTTGGTACTGTTCAGGAGTAGTGAACAATCCTAAGATGTCTGATGCCATTGTCTTTTCTCCTTAACTGAATACTGATTGTTGAACAGGCACATACTGTCCTGTTGCAGGATTAAATGTGTATTGCTGTTGCGTAGGTTGTGTTGAAACACCAAATGCTCTGTTCAATGCACCAGTGACATTAGGACTTCCTGCAACACCAGCCAACACATTACCACCTAAAGAATAGGCATTTGCTGGAGCCATTGTGTTTGCCGCACTGGTGATGCCCTGACCTGTCAGCATTCCAGCTTGTGCCGCACCAGCAGTAGTCTTAGCGCCAATTTGAGTGCCTAATGTCATTGGTTGTTGAGCAAGATTCTCAAGCCCTGTTGTTACATCCATAGTATTGGTAAATGGGGCAAGAGCCGCTGTTTGACCAGTGTAGTATCTTCCCTGCAAGTTAGCACCAGTATCAAATAATCCAGCACCATAAGTTATGCGGTTTCTAGCCTCTTGATCTGCCTGTGCCGCAAGAACCAAATTGCTTTGTGCAATAGAGTTGTAGTAGGCTTGCATTTCAGGTGTAGTAGCACCCATA